ATCAACTGCGTACTTCGTGGGTGAGTCTGGATCTCCAACAGAAAGTCAGCAAGCTTTTGATCAGGTCAACATGACACCTAAGACAATTGGTGCATTCGTTGATTACTCAAGAAGATTACTTCTTCAGTCATCCATAGACGTAGAAGCAATGATTAGAGATGATATTGCAAAGGTTATTGCTACTAAGTTAGATAACGCAGCGATTTACGGGTCTGGTAGTTCAAACGAGCCACTAGGTATCAAAGATACAACAGGTGTAGGTACACAAACAATTTCTACATTTGGTACTTTTGCTGAGTACATCGGAATGGAGACAGACGTTGCAGCAGCAAATGCTGATGTAGCTAGTATGTTTTACCTGATCAATGCTTCTGCTAGAGGTGCTTTAAAGTCAACAGAAAAGGCTTCAAACACAGCGCAGTTCGTGTTCGAGAACAACGAAATTAACGGCTATCCAGCTATTGTTTCTAACCAGCTTGCAAACAACGATGTTCTCTTTGGAGACTTCTCACAGTTTGTAATTGGTATGTGGTCAGGTTTAGATCTAACAGTAGATCCATACGCAAACGCAACAAGCGGTAGTGTAAGAATTATTGCATTACAGGATGTTGACTTTGCTGTTAAACAACCTGGTGCATTCTGCTTCGGAACATAATCACATGAAGGTCAAACTACTTAGACCAACAATGGTAGCTGGAGTCCCAACGGACTCTGGCTCTATCATTGATGTTGAGCAGCAAACTGGTGAATACTTAGTTGCTATCGATAAGGCTGAACTTGTAGTTGAGACTTGTGAAGCACCTACTGTTAGTACAGAAACAGAAGTCGAGTCAGAAGAAAAAGATGATAATGATGAAGTTGACTTTTCTCAAATGACAAAAGCTGAACTTGAATCATATGGTCGTTCTCTTGGGTTAGAACTTGACAAAAGACACAACAAAGCTGATCTAATTTCTGAATTAGAGAAGTATCTTTCTTAGGAGGTAACTTAAAATGTCTGTTATTCAACAGAACTTAGAAAAACTAACTGTTGTTGCTGGTGTTGCTACTGCTGCTGTAACAAGCACAGCTACATCAAGTGCAATAGATCTTCTCGAATACGATGGAGATGTAATGCTAATTTTGGATAGCGCTGCTGGTGGCGGTTCTTCTCCAACATTAGATATTAAAATTACTGAATCTGATGCTACAGGTGGTACATACACAGATTTATCTGGTGCTACTTTTACTCAGGTAACAGGATCTGCTTCAATGCAAACACTTGCAATCAATAAAGATGAAAGCAAGCGTTTCATCAAGATTGTTCAAACAATCGGTGGCTCATCACCAACATTTACTTTTAGTATCAACTTAGTTGGTCTTAAAAAGTACGGATAAAAATATAGCCCTCTTATAGAGGGCTTTTAATTATGGCTTTTACTGAGGATATAGACACTTTTTTTGCTGATTTTAAAGATACTGTTGTTTATAACTCTACAACCTATGAAGGTATATTAGATCAACCTGATGAGATGATTGCCGATGGTCTTGTAGTAACAACAGATTATCAACTTACAGCAAGAACAAGTGATTTAGGCTCTTTAGTTTTTGATGCAACAGTAACAGTCAATTCTGTTAATTATAAAGTTCGTAATGTAAAAAAAATTGACGATGGCACATTGTGTGTTGTCTTTCTAATGAAGGTATAACATGGCTACAAAAAGAGAACAAATTTTAGCCGCTTTAAAAACAAACCTTGCAAATACTACTGGTGTTGGCTCTAGGATTTATAGATCCAGACCAGAAGCATTTAGTAAGGCAGAAACCCCAGCGATTGTTCTTGAGCCAATAAGTGATACTCCACAGGATACAACTAGTTTCAACAACTCAATAACATGGGAGTTTAGAATCCGTATTTCTGTAATTGTTAGAGGTGCAGTACCAGATAATGTTGCAGATCCTACAATCGAAAGTTTACATACGAAAATACTCACAGATCCTACTGTAGGCGGCCTTACTATTGATATAAGACCATCTACAACATCGTTTGAGGTTTTAGAGGCAGATGAACCAGCAGGGATTATTTCTTGTGAGTTTGATATTGAATATCGAACTTTATATAATAGTTTGACTACATAATTTTGTTGTATCCTCAAGCCTATCAACCCTGATTGTTTATTATGGAGTATGAAATCCCAAACGAGGGTGGAACTTACATTCTGAACCCTAAAACTGGCAAAGTAAAGCTAGTACAACAAACTTCACAAGCTGAACCCCCTATTGAGGTAACTAAAAATGGCACAACTGACAAGGAAAAGAGTAATTCTGATTGAATCAGAAAGTTCATATGGAACAGATCCAACTATGGCTGCTTCAACAGTTGTTCTTGTGAGAGATTTAACAATCACACCACAAACAAGTGATGTTGTAAGTAGAGATGTTGTAAGACCATTCTTAGGTGCTTTTCAGCAGCTTCTTGCAAATACAAGAGTTGAGGTTACTTTTAGCGTTGAACTTGCTGGTTCTGGAACGGCTGGAACAGCGCCTAGATATGGAGATGCTCTTAAAGCCTGTGGATTTTCAGAGACAATAGCTTCTAATACATCTGTTACCTATGCTCCAGTATCAAGTAGTTTTTCCTCAGTATCAATACACTACAACACAGATGGTGTTAGACATATTGTTACTGGCTGTCGCGGAAGTTTTACGATTAACGGATCTGTTGGCGAAATTCCTACAATAGATTTTAATTTTACCGGGATATACAACGCTCCAACAGATACAGCATTACCTACAGTTACTTATGGTAATCAGGCAACACCATTAATATTCAGAAATGGTAATACTAGTGGCTTTGAGCTTTTATCTCATAGTGCTGCTTTACAAAGTATATCTTTAGATATAGGTAACGAATTAGTTTATCGTGAGCTTGTTGGAGGAACAAAAGAAACTTTAATAACAAATAGAGGTATCTCAGGTACAGTTCAAATAGAGGCAATGGCGCTTGGTACAAAGGATTATTTTGCTGCCGCAGTTGCAGAAACTACTGGTAATCTTACTTTCTTACATGGGACTACTGCTGGAAATAAAGTTCAAGTAACATCAACTAAAGCTGATATTGGTGATGTTGCTTATTCAGATATGGATGGAATACAAATGTTAGACATACCATATACACTTGTGCCATCAGCGGCAAATGACGAGATATCGATTGTCTACACATAAATAGTTACTAAATATTGACTCTTAAGCTAAAGTGTAGAAGTATATTTATTTCTACACTTTATGGCTTTTGTAAGAAAAAAGAACAAAACATTTAAATGGCCTGTTCTTGTTCGTGAACCTAGTGAAACTGATGCTGGTGTTTATGAGGAAAATGAATTTATCGCTATTTTTAAAAGATTAAAAGTAAGTGAATACCAAAATGCAGCGGATAATAAATCAGAATTTGAATTGTTAAAAATGATGTTACAGGGATGGGAAAATATGAAGGAGGAGAATGGTGAGGATATACCCTTCAATAATCAAAATTTAAAAGATATGATGGAGGATGCCTATTGGTTAAGAGCAGTTTCAGATGCTTACACCAAGTCTTTGATGGATGAAAAAGTAAAAAACTAAAAGAGGCAGTTCTTTATTGGCTTGGATTAGGTGATCAAGAAATTGATGAAACACAAAAAGACGCAGATGCATTAGGTATAGAACTGCCAAAAGAAAAATCAAAAGAAGAAAAAAAAGATTTTGAGGTTTTGACTGATAATTGGGATGCTGTTATGATTTTTTGTAATATGCAGACACAATGGAGTACATCGTTTGGTGGCTTTGTAGGATTAAGATATGAAGTGCTTTTAATGCAAGGTGGTATGTTTGACCTTTACAATATAGTAGATAGGCGTAAAATTCTAGAAGAACTACAAGTTATGGAAACCACTGCTTTGAAAGAAATAAATAAGGTAAAGAAATAACATGGCAGATACAGTTACAAAAATTGGTATAAGTTTTGAAGCTTTTGGTGATACAAAAATTAAGAAAGCTTTTGGTAATTTAGGTAAAGAAGTTTCAGTATTAAAAAGAAATTTTGGTAGTTTAAGTGATGACCAGTTACAAAAAGTAAAAAATCAGTTATTAAACGTAAACAAGGCAACAGGAAATAGCATTAATAGTATGCAAGCGCAAAAAATCGCGTTACAAGGTTTGCGTAATATGGCAGATGTTACAGGTGCAGAATTTAAACAACTTACGGCTGATATTGCAATATTAGATGCAAAGATGCGTCAAGCTTCTGTTGGAACAACAGGTTTTAAGGGTAAATTAAGAAGTGTTGCAAAGATTGGAGGTGCGATTGGAGCAGCCGGTATTTTTGGTGGATTTGAGGGTGCTGCTGGTGCTGCAATCGGTGGATTAATTGGAGGTACACCAGGTGCAGTAGCTGGTGGTGTAATTGGTTCTCAACTAGGTATTATAAGAGAGCAAATAGCTACTACCGCAGATTATTCTGCTAAGTTAAGATTACAAAGAGAAGCTTTAGCTCTTGTTATTGGAGATACTAATAAATTTGCCGAAGCTCAAGCTTTTTTAACACAGGTATCTGATGATTTAGCAATACCTCAAGATGTTATTACCAGACAATTTACATCATTAACCGCTTCTGTGGTTGGTGCTGGTTTATCTGTTACTGATGCTGAAAATGCATTTGAGGCGATAGCTGCTGGTATTAGAGGTACTGGTGGATCTCTTGAAGATATGAAAGCAGCCATGAGAGCAACTAGTCAGGTGTTCTCGAAAGGTAAAGTAAGCGCTGAAGAGCTAAGACAACAACTCGGCGAAAGATTACCTGGTGCGTTTACTTTATTTGCTGAGTCCATGAATAAAACTCCAGCAGAGTTAGATAAAGCATTAGAGCAAGGTAAAGTTACGCTCGATGATTTTATGAACTTTACTACACTACTTACTCAAAAGTATGGAGACAATGCAAAGCTTCTTGCAGATAGCCCTGCTGCTGCTGGTGATAGGTTAAAAACTGCAATGTCTAGGTTAAAAGATAATTTAGGACAAATTCTTCAACCTATAGGTGCTGGATTTCAAAATACTTTTACTGTAATTGTAAATATAATAGATAAAGCTGTTGTAGGTCTAAAAAACTTTTTGAAAATAGGTGAGGAATTTGAAAAAGAAAAATTAGATGCGCTTATAGTTAAAAGAAAAGAACAAGAAGAAGAAATAAAAAGATATAAAGGGATTTTAGCTGAAGCGGAAGCTATTTTAAAACCGATCAATGAAAAAAAAGCTGCTGGAATAAAACTTACAAAAGAAGAACTTCAATTAGGAGCAGACAATCAAAACATACCAATTACTCTTCCTAGAAAAATAAGATTTCTTGAGGGTAATCTTAAAGATACAAATATAGAGATTGCCGTTATAGAAAATAATTTAGAAAGAATGAATATTAAACTTGATGAAGGTAAAAACAAAACAAGTGAACTTAAAGATATTTCAGTAAACGCCTTTAGATCTATGGGAGATGGTGTAAAACAATATTTAGAATCTATAAAAAATATGAATAAACAAATTGCTGATGCTACTGTTAACGCTTTTAAAAACATGGAGGATGCACTTGTAAATTTTGTTATGACAGGTAAATTAAATTTTGCTGATTTTGCAAGATCAATAATTGCTGACATTACAAGAATGATAATTAGACAACAAATATTTAATGC